TCCGTATGTATTCGTTCAAAAGGTTTCTGATTAGCAATATCCAGTGTCAACGCTTCTTTAATTCTCGCATTGTGAACTCTGTCTGTCGGTATCGGTAAATGACCTGCCATATGAATTTATTTATTTGATTAGACTGCAAAGATAAACAAAATTTTGACACCGCCAAATTTATTTTTCGTAAGGTATTGCAGTAAATCTTATTTCATTTACAAGTTCACCATTTTCCAATTCAATTCCTCCAATTATATCTACATAGAAAGAATAAAGGTCTTCTGTTAATATTGTATCGTGTACTTCAACAACAACAATATCGTTATCATTTGTCCCCTCTAATGCCTCTAAAAGTTCTTTTTTAGTTCCAATTATTTGTGTCGCCATTTTATCTTAATTTATTTAAGTGTTATACCATTTTTACTGCAAACATAGTCAATCAAATTTTTCTTGTCTTGTTCGCTCACAACAAAGTTATCAAACGCTTTTTGACTGAAACGTGCCATATCTTTAAGGTGTTTCTTAATCCCACTAAAAGCAGTAAAACTCTCACTCACCAATCCACCCTCGTGTGTTGTTCTATTCACTGGTGAAACACTTAAATAAATTCCTCTACTTTCGTTTGTACTTGTAAAGTAATTCATCCCACCCTTTGTGTAATAAACTTCCACTTTCAAGTGTGTTGCGTTACCCGAAGCAACCTCAATGTATTCTTTATTTCTCATTGTTTAATTGTTTACTGCAAAGATAAACAAAATTTTGACACCGCCAAATTTTATTTTAATTTATTTTTCAAGCCACATATAACCAACACCTTTTTGTGTGACAATGTTAGGTATATTTAAAGCCCTTAATTTGCGTATATGCACATCAATAGTCCTATCACCAACAAAAACATCATCACCCCATATCGCACTTAAAATTTTATCTCTACGTACAAGTCGATTTTTATTATTAAGCAAAAAATAAGCAATTTCAAACATTTTCTTTGGTAATGGTCGAGATTCACCATTGATAGTAATGAAATAAGTGTTCGGGTTTAAAGTAATTCCATCACCTTCAATAATAGGTAATTCTAAAGTCTTAGATAACATATCAATTACTTCTTTTTTGGTGAATGATTCGTTATCAGATTCTTCAAATTTTTTTATGATTTTCTCTAGCATTTTAATTGATTGGGTGCAAAGGTAAGAAAAACTTTTTTAACTACCAAATTTATTTATTCACCATATGGTGCTTCATTAAAACTGGTGTGGTTACAATTTTTGCACACATCAACATCATTCACATCAAAATCCATTTCCTCTGCCAAAAATCCACCACCACAATTTTGGCACATATATTTATTTTCAACTTCAATTATGTATATGCCTTGTTCATCCCATTCCTCTTTGGTAAAAGGTTCGTCAGAATGTTGGTTTAAAAACTCAACCGCTTGTTCATCCGTTTCAAAATAAATTACTTCATTATCCTCATTAAGGACATATTCGTAATCATTCAATGATATACCCTCTTGGTGTCTTGCTATTACTTTCATTTTACTTTATTTAAAATTAGGAAAAGGGTGTGGCTCTCACCAACACCCCTTATCAATCAACAACGATAAATTCCGTGAGCATAAAGATTGTAAATTACCAATCCGATAAATGTCAATGCGATTGTGGTTAAAATTATAACCTCTGAATTTTTTTTGATTACTGATGTCATTTGATTATTGATTATTGATAGGGCAAAGATAGTAAAACTTTTTGAATTACCAAATTTATTTTCAACTTTTTTTTAGTCTCCGTAATAACTTAATTTGTAGTATCTTTCATTACCAATTCTCATTCCACTAAAATGTTGTATCTTACCAGTATAAGGATTGGTATCTCTGTGGACAATACACCACTCAAAAGGTTTACCCTCAAGTTCCTTTTCCATTTTATCCCTTACTTCTCTTGCAATATCATTGTCAATGTAAAACTCGGTTATTCTTATACCATTTGACAAATTGCTTTGCAACTTCTTTAAACAAGCAAATGTGGTTTGATTAACTTTTTCTTCTCTTGCGTTTGAATTGAATGATAGTTCCATATTGTTTATTGATTATTGATAGGGCAAAGATAGCAAAACTTTTTGAATTACCAAATTTATTTTCAAAAAAAAAAAGGGTGCATTTCTGCAACCCTCTCTTTATCAAACAAACAAACAAACAAATTTATTTAACTTTCAGCAACAAGTAGTGTTTTGTATTCTTGCTCTGTCAAGTGTCGTGGTGAATTTAACTCTGTATATTTACCTTTTGGCTTAATCAGTATGCAATCACCTTGTCGGATAATCTTTTCAATGTTACCTTGTGGCACATTGGTTTGTATCGTCCAAGCAATACATTGTAAAGCATTAACCTTGCTAATTTCAAAGTTCCAAGAATTTTCGTTATTGGTGTTATACACACTTCGTGGTTCAACCCAAATAAGATATTCTCTGTCTGTTGAGGTATCTTTGCACTTCACATAGTATGAATTTTGCATTTTCCTCCAACTTTCCAACCCTTCATTAAACACTTCACCAGATACTTCGTAAAGTTCGTATGTATCTTTAAATTTGTGTTCAACAATTTCACCATTCTCTGTTATCCAAGTGGTTGTTTTAGATAGTGTTTTTGTACTAATTAGTTTAGGATTTACTTCACCAACCAATCTTTCCAATCCCAATATAAGGATACCAACTCGCCTTTGTTCAAGGTTCGGCAAACTCGCAATATCTTTAAAAGATAAAGGTTTGATGTCTGCCCAAATTTCTTCAAGTTCGGCAAATGGACAAGTTTCGTGTTTCAGTTTTAGTAAACCGCACCCTAAATCGTAAGGGAATTTTGTGTTGTTAATTACTATTTGCATATTGATTATTATTTAGTGGTACAAAGATAAGAAAAAGGTTTGATATTACCAAACCTTTTTTGTTTTTTTTATTCACTATCTCGGTAAACGTAATACTCTTTTTCTACATTCAAAGTCAGTTCATTACCTTCAAGTGTAAGTTCTTCATCATCTTCGTTTGTTGTGTATCTTACCCAATCATTCGCTTCACCCTCTGCATCTTCGGGTTCAAAACCATAAGCTACTTCATTTATTTTTTCTTCCAATTCAGCAACCAATTCTTCTTGGCTATCAGTTACGATAAAATCTTTTTTGTAGTTTATGGTAAAGCCATCATCACCACCATTGATATTGTCCACAAATTCAAGCACAAAGGCAGTTTCTTCATCAGTCAATGTAACAATGGCTTGTCCTGTAAAGCGTTCACTCCATTCGCTTTGTGCGTCCTTTGAGTAGTAAAAACCTTCACCTTCATCATCCAAAGTAATTACAACAACCCCACTTTCACCAAGATAGTGTCCGTCTGAATTTACATAAAAATCAACTCGGTTATACACTTCTTGGTCAAAATAATCAGCCAATTCTTGATTTTCAACCAACTTACCCTCTGTGTCAAAAATCTCAATATCGGTTTCATTCATACTATCACCACCACAATTAAAATTAAAATCAATGTGGTCAATGTTTAACTCTTTCCAAAGTTTTGCGATTTCTTTTTCGTCTTTCATTTTTATTTATGTTTAATTATTTACTGCAAAGATAAGTATTATTTTTTAATCTACCAAATTTATTGACGAATTTTTTCCAAAAATTCTTTTGCCGTTTGTTCGGCTTCGGGATTGTCAATGTTTTTTACTCCGTTGCACATCCACGTTTGCACTTCCAAATGTTTTAAATAATCTTGTGGTGTTGGAACAAAACGCATTTTAAAGTCCTCTGCGATATGCAACATAGCAATATCAACCGTATCTACGCTTTTGCCATCGGAATTTACAATGTTATAGCCAAATACCTTTGGAATAATTGTATAAGCAAACCAAGTGTTATGTGTTAATAACCTTGAAGCATTGTTATTCATTGTAGCTTTTGGGCTATCAATAAGTTCGTGAATTGGTAGGTAACATTCAACAGAACCACCCCACCTTTTAACCGAACTCTTTGAATGAATAAGAGGGTTCATAATCTTTTTTTATTTTATTTGTTAATAATGGAGCAAATATAAGTACAATTTTTCAAACCACCAAATTTATTTGTAAAAAAATGTCATATTTAATTTTTTACTTGTTTTTCTTTCACCTCTGGCAATTCTTGCAATAGAAGATATTCCTAAATTGTAGCATTTTGAAGCACTACTAATACTATCAAATTCAGTTTTTTCTAAAGTTTCCAAATTTAAAGCTATTATTGGTTTACATTGTTTTAAAGAACTATCGGTACGTATTTTTTTCATTATTTCTTCAATTAAATAAGGTTCAATTTTTTCTAACTTTTCGTATCTCCATTGAAACCCAAAAGTTGACCCTCTTTTTTTTCTCGCACATTTAGATATAACCGTAAATCTTTCCTTACAACCTAAAATTTCTGCCGCAATATGACAACTTTCAAATGATTGTATAAACTCACCATCTAACCCATATTGATGTATTTCTTTTGACGTTGGGTTATCTTTACCTTTTGGTTTAACGTATTTACCCTTGTTTTCTTTAATGGTTTTACGCATCTTATTGATTGATTCGTAAGACCTAATTGAAACACCATTTTCGTCAAGTAATTCAATATTATAACCCTTATCTCTATTATACGACTGGTAATGATTTATCCAATAATATTCACGATTACTTAAATTATTTATATCACAAAATTCAATTACTTCAAATAAAAAATTATTTGACCCATATTTGTTATAAGAATTTTGCAAATATTTATTATTATGTTTATTTGAATTTAATTCACCTAAATGTTGGTATTTGCGTCTATATAAATTCTTAGACTTACCAACATAACGCTTACCATTTTTAAGATTGATAATTTGGTAAATACCGCTATCACTCTCATACCAATTTAACTTCATATATTTTTTTATTATAAATATATGAAGTTTTACAAAAATGTAAAGTTTAATGAATTAAAGGATTTGCCATTGTTGTTTGATTTTGATAGTGCAAAGATAGTAAAAAAATTTGAACTACCAAATTTATTTTGAATTTTTTAATACCTCACCAATAGCTGTATGCAAATCTTTTAATTGCTCTCTTGTCATCAAAGGTATCATCATCGTATTAAACCCTAAATCCCTACGTTCTGAGCCACTATGTTCATCAGGATATAAGTTATTATCCACAATACTAATATAGCCTACATTGCCAGTTAAACCAACATAAATGTTATATCCATTTGAATAGGTTACTCTTTGAGCAAGTTTTTGTGTCTTTGCCATTTTAAATTACTTTATTTAAAGTTACAAGAAAATGGGTTGAGAATATCCCAACCCATAACAAATCAATCCCAAACCCTTGATACACTTTGAGAGAATGGATTGTACTCCACTTGCCTACCCATTACCCAATTACCTTGTTCAACTTGCAGTCCTTTGTGTTCGGCAAAATTGCCATTAGGTTCTTCGTGTTTTAACACACTATCTTCCTTTACAGAGATTTCTGCAAAATCTGTTAATGTATCTTCTGTTGAGAAGCTACCATACAAGGTATGTTGGTTTGCACCCTCACCTTTTAGGATTGTCTGTTTTGTTTTTTTACGTTTTGCCATTTTGTTTAATTTTATGCAAAGATAATAAATAAATATGAAACCACCAAATTTATTTCAATCTAAATTTTAAAATACTTTGTTTATCTGTTCCAACAAATTCATTTGAACCACCTGTAAAATCAGAATAACTTTTGGCTGTTCTAATTAATAACCGATTGTAATCAAAATGTCTTACATCAGAACAACTAAAGTAATATATTTGCCCACTTGGTGAAGTAAAGAATCCACTAAAATAGTAGAACCCATAATTCATTTGAATATTTGTGCAACCCTTCTCTTTGAAGATTTTAGTCAAACGATTTTCCTCCCTTCTGAAAAAATCTTTAAAGTCTTGTCCTAAATCAGAACCTGAATAATTTTTACGTGCCATTTGTTTATTTAATTTGATAAGACAAAGATAAGCAAATTATTTCAATTCACCAAATTTATTTTTGAATTTTTAAGATTAACAGAAATATTTGTCCATAAAACTATTGAAAACCAATTGGTTGCAAAAAGGTGTGTATATATATTAGTTATACACAATATTTTTTACCCACACACTGGTTAAAACTTAAATGGATAATTATCACAAAAATCTTTAACAAATTCCAATTCAATATCTTTTTCGTCTAAATTTGGATTTCTACTATTCCATACTTCAATTGTTTGATATGTTATTAACTTAGCCGATAACGCTATAATAATTTGAATAACTTTATTGAAGATTAGTTCCGCTGGTAAATCTTGTTCTACTTTATTGAAAATTCTAACAATAACTGGATGTGTTAATGTTGTTATTTCTCCATTATATTTTTCTATGTTGTCTAGTAGATATAACGCTGAAAATTCACACGCCAAAGCCGTATTTCGTTTGTTTTTTGAGTCACTCAAAAAACCGATGTTTTCCCATTTAGTGATTAAGTCACTTGAGTTTTTTTCTTTTAATGTTTTTAACAATTCTCCCATAATTTTATTTTTTTTACAAATATACTAATTTATTTTCAATTTGTCAACCCTCCCACAAAAATACTGTGTATAACAAATGATAAACAACATTAAAACGATTGTTTATCATCAGACGTTATAAACAATTAAAATAAAAAGTAACAGAGTATCAACCCAACCACTACTCCAATCAACAATCCAAGTTGTGTTGTTGGTCTTTCTTGTTTTACACCATCTACATACCAAGGGTCTGGTGCTATACTATCTACTTTTTGTAAAAATTTTGTAAATGCTTTCATATATTTTTATTTTAACTATTTATAACAACAAATATACAACATTTTTATCAAACAAAAAAATTAATTTGAAACTTTCTACTAAAAAAACGTTGTATATTTGAATCCGTTATAAGTAATATTATTTTTGTTTCATTAGTTTATTTAAAATTATTGTTTGTGCCTCATTCATTGAATTAACATTATCATGTGAGTAAATTAATTCAAAATCACCTATTTCCAGTTTATTCAAATCACTTGCATAAATCAATCTCACATCTCTATTATCAATTTTAGATTTTTGAATTAATTTACCTACTTCTTTTTCAGTTTTGATTGCTATCATAATTTTAAATTTTTAAATTGTTAAACAAAAATAATACATACTTATAACAAGGTGTATATGTAATTTTTTTACAAAGGTAGGTATAAAATTCTATATTTCCAAATAAAAAATTACATATACACCCAACCGTTAGCAGTAATATCATTTTTGTTCGTGAGCAACCCAGCCATTTTGTTTTAACTCAGTTGCGTATTCGTGAATGATTTTATACTGTTCATATTGTTCATCTGTACAATGATATGAATTGAATTTTTGCAAAAACATTTCATACACTATCATTTCAACAATTTTAGGTGTTCCACTATATGCTTCCATAAGTGCTTTGTAATTTTTTTCCTTACCAAATGTTTTTGCAAAAAACAAAATGGCGTTTTCTACTTGTTCTTTATTTGCTTTCATATTTTTCAATTTATCGTTAAACAAAAATGATACATACTGCTAACAGCGTATAAAAAACATTAAAACGATTTTTTATACGCAAAACGTTATGTGTAATTTAATAAACTTCAATATCATTTAATTCAACATCCTCACCTTGTATATGTTTGTAAACCTTGTCAAAAAATTCACCAAGTAACTTATAATCATCTGGAATCATTCTACAATAATCAAACGCAGGTATTGTTCCAAGTATTTGATGTTGAATAACCTTTTCAATACTATCAGGTATGTATTCAAAAACGATATGCCCTCTAAAAATGTATTTCATAAAATTTAGTTTTGTTGTTTGATAGGGCAAATATAAGAACAATTTTTCAATCTACCAAATAAAAAAGGAAAATATTTCAAAAAAAAACATTAAAAAAAGTAGGATAAAAGTTTGGTCGTGTCAAAATTTTATATATCTTTGCATCATCAAACAATCAAATATATGTCACAACAAACAAAACGTTCGCTACATGAGATAGCAACAGAAATCAGGAAAGACTGGAAAGCAACTTCTAAAAATGGTATCTACTTTGGTGCTGTACCTTATCTAGATGCCATGGAATGCTTGACAGACAAAAACAGCATGTATGGTTATGATTCTGCCAGTAGCATTGTAAATTACTTCTTGGCAAATGCGTCAACCTATCGAGGCGAAACAGCAAAACGTTTAAAAGCTGAATTGAAAGCAATTATCAAGTAAAGTAAAATAAAGGCTCCAGATTAACCTCTGGAGCTTTTTTTGTGCTCTTTTAAATGAATTTGTTTACAGTGATATATTTACTATAAACAAATTTATTTAATCATGAAACAAAAGTACTTCTTCGGTTGGGATAATATCAAATGGTTTATCACCGAAATCTGCAAAATCTATTCATCACAACCTTCTTTCTTTTCTAAGAAAAGAATTGAATCTGGTGTGGCTTTTATCATTGCACAAGGTGGCATGATATTTTTCTTATCACAAAAATATTCTACCCTAACAATGGGTGAATTCCTTTTATGGGCAGCTGCTGAATTCGCTGTTTCAGGTTATATCATAAACCAAATTCAAAAGGAAAAGATTACTTCAAATCTTGAAGACTCAGAACAAAATCCACAACAGCTTAACGATTAACTTAGCTCGGCTGTGGTCGTGTACACAAATGTGTATACTTCATTAAACAGCAAATGCCCAGACCGCAATTAGCAATCTGGGCACCGCTTTGTTTAATATGGGTGTGAGCTCCGTTGATTACAAGGTTGCTCATTTCCTTGCAACCAACGGCACCCGTTTTTGGCTCAATGGGATGCCTCGCCACCGACTTACGTCCCTTGTCAGAGAACCGATTGGTTGAGATAGTGTGGAATCACTGCTACGATACACAGAGGTTCTCGTCAGAGAGTTCCGCATGAATGTTGCCCTCCCCAACCCGATTGCATATAGCAGGGGCATATATAAATGGGAGGGCTCGCTTGGGAACTACGTTCCCCACAAACAGAGGCTGTATCTTGAACTGAGATTCAACATGAGAGAGGTGTATTAGACCGACTACTCAAACCAATATTTTAAAGAACTTCTATCAACTTTGATAGTACAAAGGTACGAAAACTTTTTGAAACTACCAAATCTTTTTGAAACTTTTTTTACCTCATAGAGAGTGGCTACTCCCTCGCATATCATTGGGCATTATTGCTATCGCCAGTGAATCTCTATAAAGTAATTAAATCATACCGATAAAGTCTGCTCACGGAATATCGGCAAGTCGTGGCACTTTATGATTTAATGTTTCTCTCTCAATGAACGTACTGCAAAGGTACAAAAACTTTTTGAAAATACCAAATATATTTCTTACAATTTGTAAGATTTTTTTATCTGCCCTGCTTCAAAGTCATCAGAAGCGTATAAACTAATTTGTTCTACTTTATTTGTAACTGGATGAAATCTATGTCTGAAAGAATGAATCACCTTATTACCTTGTTTAAAGCTTCCCATATACTGCCAAGCTTCACCTTCATATAAAGCAACGTCTGGCTGTTCCAGACCTTCATTTAATGGAT